ATCGTACCATCTGATAGTGTTATACGACAATCTGCACCATTTTCAAATGTAGAGGCTTCAATAAACAAAACACCCTCCTCACTATTTATCAAATCACTAATTCCTGTCTTTGTATATGTTTCTTTATTTCTAGTTACTGTTGAACCTGATGTTTTTATATAAGAAGTTGCGTAAGATGAACCACCTCCTGAAGCATCATCCTCTACTTGTAATCCCCATAAAGCAAAATCAAGATTAGCATCTCCTCCCGCATAGTATTGAGTATTTCCCCCTCTTGTTCCAATTAAAACCGCTCCTGAATTAGCACTTGTTCCTGAGATTTCAAATCTTTGCCAATCATTAGTCAATGTTACTATTTGTTTACTATATGACCAATAAACTAAAACCTCTTGATTTAAACCTGTTAAAGATTTAGCATAAAAAGATATTTCACGAGTAACACCATTTTGCATAACTGAACCTAAATTTATTAGTCTATAATTATTCGTGTCATCAGTATCAACAATAGACATTTGAACCCTTGAAGCATTTTGCACTCCTTGAGGAGAATCTGTATAATTATCAGTTATAGTAAATGTACCTGTTCCATTAGTATTTGATGATAAATTACTTATAGACTCACTATATTCTACCAAGTTTCTCCTCTGTGGCTCTACTAATAAACTAGAAGTACCATCTGTATAATCTACTCTTGGTAAGTTGTTTACTGTATATTCTTTTATTGATACGTTGTCAACATAAAAATTTAAAGAATTTTGAGATAAAATGCTTATATATGATGCACCTGTACTTGTTGCAGTTGCTTCATAAGTAATATTAGTCCATTGACCTGCTATTACTGTTCTTTCAGTAAATACACTGACATTAGTATTGTTTAAACCTGATTTAATAGAATCTCCACTTACTGAATATATCCATAAAGATACTGTATATTGTAATCCACTTGTTAAACTAAAATTATTCGGAGAAAATATACCTTCTTGTGTTGCATCTGCTATTATTTTCCAACTATAAGTGCCTGTATGACTTTGTTCTGTTGATTGCTCTGAAGTAGTTGGAGTGCCAAAATTATTCCAATCACTATTTAATTCAAAATCTCCATTAACCACCTCCTCACTACCTAACAACGCTACATCTTCTACTAAGCCACTAGGATTAACTCTAGTACCTAATGTTGCTCTAGTCATTGTTATTGGCTGAGGTACAAATCTTGTACCTGCTGTACTATAACCTAATAGATTATCTTCTTTTATTGCCCAATTATCATTTCCTATCTGTAAACTTGGATTCGCCATTATTGTATTGTGTATGTTAATGCACTAGCCATCTCTGCATAAGATTCATAAAAATCAGTTCCTGATGTACCTGTTAGTTGTAATAGTTGCTCATCTGTTAGTGCTGTGTTATATACTTGTAGTTGTTTTACTTTGCCATAGAAATCGTAAGTACCATTACCTACATCAAAAACAATTCTATCTAATCCTATTGGGGCAGCACCACTTGTATCAGTTGCTACTTCAACACCATCTATCCAGAAAGCAAAATCATTTAACTTCCATTTAATAGCAATTTTATGAAAGTCTAAAGTAGATGTAACAGTATGTAATTCATCAAAAGAAGTACCTGCGTTACTTACAACTACTGCTCTAATAGAATTACTTTGTGTATTATATATAATCAATACTCTATTTGTAATTCCACCATCACTTAAAGTAATACATCTCAAAGTTCCATCATCAGATAGAGCAGCCATTTCAACAAATAAAACTCCTTCAGGACTATTAATCAAACTACCTATACCATCTCTTGTGAATTGGTCTTGGTTTCTTGTAACTGTACCTCCTGATGTTGGAATATAACTTGTTGGATATGACTCTTCTACTTGTGCGCCCCAAATATAAATACCACTTGCAGGTATATCATCTACCCATATACCTTGTCCACCAGAACCATTATCTGCAGTTAATTCAAATCTTTGCCATTCAGTAGTAACATCTAATGTTGGAGAAGTAACAGTTAGATTAGGGTCTTTTAAAATAACATTTACTGTTCCTGTTACACTTTTTAAATATACCGACCTTGCAGCAACTCCTGTTATACTAATACTTGCCTTATAAATACCATCAGTTCCATTCCCTACAAGTTTAGTAGCATTGTAAGTTCCATCAGGACTTAATGTTTCGGTAGTGTTATAGGTAGGAGTTATGTTTGATTGTTTAATCCAATAACTTTGACTAAAATCACTTGAATACGTTAAAAGATTAGTCCTCTGTGGCTCTGATAATATATGTGGACAACCTCCTCCTGTGTAGTCTATACGAGGTACGTTATCTCTTGTAACTTCTTTTACTGATACATTGTCTATTTTTGCATTTAATAAATTTGGTGCGCCTAATTTTCTTTTTACAGCAAAAGTTGCAGTTGCAGCAATAAAAGTAAAAGTATGTGTTCCTAATGTGTTTATTGATGGACTACCTGTTATAGTACCACCACCACCTTGTGCAAATTGTAAACTACCACTATCAATTGAAAGTAAATCAACAGAGGCTATATATGTTTTGCCTATTGTTAATAAACCTCCTTGTGATATGTAAATGTTTGAATTATCTGGACAATTAAACAAAGCATAACCATTCTCAATTGTTATGGTATCGTTGCCTGATTGCGTAACAGACCAATCACTATCTGTAGCAAAATCTCCATTAGTAACTAACTCATCTCCTATAACCTCAGCATAATTTACTAATCCATCTTCATCTACTCTTGTACCAGCAGTTGCTCTAGTAACATCCATATCTGCACCTGTAAACTCTCTAACTGATACATTATAAATATCACCATTAAAAGAAGATGGTCTAAATCTTAATTCAGTAGATGTTGCTATTCCTATGCTTTTATAAACTTCATTAGAACTTGTAGAACCCAATCCACTATTTAAAAGTTCTACTGAACCACTTACTCTATTTCTAATTTCATAAGAAAATTCATAAGTTTTGCCAACTTCTAATATAGCCTGTTTTAATTCTTGAGATGAGCCACTAGCACCATTACCGTGAGCAGCACCGCCACTTATAGTCCATACTGCTTCAATAGTCCATCCTGTATTACCTTGACTAAAATCTCCATTTACTACTAATTCGCTACCATAAGCAATAGTAGGTTTTACTGCAAATAAAGTTCCTGCCTTATATCCGTTAGGAGTTACTACTATACTAACATCATCTAATAAACTCATTCTATATTATTTAAAGTTGTTAATTGTGCTTCTAAACAAGCCTTAGCCTCAAATACTCCACCATCAGCAATAACTCTTGCTTTAAAGTCATTAGTTTGCTTTTGAACAGGAGTTAAATTTCCTTTATTGCTTGAAGGTAATGATATTCCTAGTGTTAATCTCATTCTTATATATTAATGGTTAGGATAACCAATTCCAATACCACTTGTCAAAGTTATGGCTGTGATATTAAGAAATAATGTGCTTCCTGCACTTATACTTTGTCCGTTTAAAGCTGTAATATTTGTAGCATTTCCTGCTATAGTTGTAATTACCGAATCAATTGGAAAAAATACACAATACCAATCTTTACTTGTTTGTGCGGCAGTTGTAAAAACTTCTGTTCCATTACCCTTCCCTAGCATCTCAAGGAATAGTGTGTTATCTGCAATATTTGTCCTCATCTTTTATCTATTTTTAATTGTTAAACTTATGTTTTCACTTAATTGATTTTCTAATAAATAGTTCATCAAATAAGTATGAGCTATTTTGCTTTCTAAAATTTTATCAGCATCTATACCTCTGTGTGTTCCTGTTAAAATACACCCTTTACTATCAGAAGGATAATTCCCACGATGAAAAAGGATGTATGACCTATCTTTTACATTCTCAACTAACAAGTGAATGTAATCTCTTGTAGCACTTTCTCTTGCTAATCTAACCCTACACTTGTACTCTCCTCTAGGGATACAAGATATGCTTTTTTGGTTATCTTTCCAAGCTAATTCTAAAGTATGCGAAATAAATTCTCCATTACAATAAAGCTTACCCATAACAGACTTATCTGAAAAATAATCTCTGATTAACAATAAGTTAGCCTTACCTGCCTTGTCCTCTATATTTCTTTTTATATCCATTTTGTGTTTTAGAAGCATTCTTAGAATGTATTCCTTTCCTTTTTTTATTAACTTTTTTATTATATCCACTTGCTTTTATCTTAGCCATTTTACTTTTTTAAAGAAAGTTTATAAAACTTATAGCAAGTAAAAACTATAGCTAAAGATGTTGATATTAACAATAAAATGTCATTACATTGACTTAAACTTAAACCTAATACCCCTCCATTTGCAAGTAAAACTTCTGTTGTGTCTTTCATTGTGTCTTTTATTGTATTTTTCATTAGCTTATTTGTGGTGTAAAAGTCATTGTCTGTATAGTTAAATTCATATATATACTTGACCCTGACGAATCTTTAATCATTGGAAATATAATATCTCCCTGTCTTATTAATGGTGTTGTTATTTCTGTTTGATTTATACTTACAAGCAAACTATTATTAGCTCCTCCTGTTACCTCAAACTCATCTATTATAGTAGGAACAACATTTGCTGTGGAAGAAGGACTAGGAGTAACCTTACATATAGCAATAACCACTACATTGGCAGTATTACTTGTAAGCCAACCATCAATAGATGATACGTTAGCATTTTCAGGAGCAACATAACCTTGACCCATTCTAAAAAAAGCTGAAGGAGATAAAGACCCTCCTGCTACAGTAGTGCTACCATAATCAACATCTATTAAAAATGGAGATTTATTATCAGCTACATCCTCTCCGTGTTGAAAGTTAGCAGTTCCTGTTGTGTATCCCTGCATTTTATAATTAGTTACACCCATTGTAGAACGAGCTGCCCACTGAAGCACACCATCTCTAGCGTCAGCACTTGAACCTGCACCTTTAGATAATACTGTTTCGTTATTAGCACTTTCGTAACCTAAAGGATTGTGCCTGTTAGCGTCTTGTAAATTTTTATGTTCGTTTGCAGCCATTTATATTATTTTAACAATTACAATTACAATTTGATTCTCCTTTTACATATGGATTTCCACAACTAAAACAACCATCTACACCATTATATCCATATATACTATCATAAAATATCATACCGTGATTTTTATAAGTATCACTCATACTTTTTGGTTTATTGTTTTCAAAAGTAGGATATAAACCTTTCTGGTCTGTAGAATTTAAAAAATCCATCATATCTCTTGAAAAAATCTCTGCTTTTCTGTATGTATCTTGCTTAAAAGTATTATAAGTGTCTTGACTTATAATTCTAGAAAACTCATCTGTATTATGAACCACTCCACTAGAAGATATGTTACTCATAATATCATTGACAACTTCAAATCTAACAAACCAAGACAAGCAATCTTCTAAATAATATTGCATAAACTCTTGATTTTGAGCAGTTAAAGTTCCATTGTCGTGCTGAAGCTTTAATTCTCCGTAAAACTTTTCTCCAAGCAAAGGTCTTATATGAGCAAGTTCTGCTAAAACAATAGTGTTTTCAGAAACTAAAATAGGGTCTGTATTTTTATTAGTAAAAGTTTTGTCAATAACCTCTCCTGCAGATACTAATGTTTTATATTGTTTAGTGTTAGCCATATACTATTGTTCTACTGTTATTTCTTTAGATTCATCTACTTCTCCATCTCCATCTTCATCTTTCTCAACAACTATTACCTCTCTGTCTGCAACAAACATATCCCCATCTTCTAGTAAAGGTAAGTCCTCGTCTATCAATGCTCTTTGCTCATTTATAGTAAGAACCTCTCTAATATCTACATCATTAGCATAAGAAATTGGTGGTTCGTAATGTATTCTTAAGTCTTTAGGGTCATATCCTAACTCATTGTATAGAACAGTTCTTATGCCATTTAACAGTAACTCAGAAGTATCTCTAATTACCGTAGTCATTACTAAGTCATAAGCAATTCTAATTTCACTTCCTGTGTTGTTCATCTTACCTGAACTAACAATACCTGAAAGTGATGGTTGCCATCTGTTTGCAGTTATAATATTTTGGTCAGTTATCTGTTGTAATTCTATCCAACTGCCTTCTTGGTCGTCTTTTATTATCTGTACATTAGCAGGAGACGTATCCCCATTTTTAACTATAAATAATATCTTACCATTATTTCCTTCTCCAACAAATTTCTTTTGCGCTTCTCTAACCATTGCTTGAGCTTCTTGCTCTCCCATATCTCCATTAATCTCAACTATTGCAGATGGCTGAAATCCATTTAAGAATTTAGTATGATTCCATTTACCTATTTCGTAATCCACACATATGTGCTCTAAAGCAGCAACATAGTCAGGAAGTCCATAAAAGTTAAATGTAGGTTCGTAATCTTTAAAATGAATTACAAACTTATTGTGTGCTACTCTAGGATATATAGGTATCCTTTTTATTTTTTTATCTTCATTCCAATACTTACACCAATCAGGGTTTACATAAACCTCTTTTTTAGTCTTGGACATTCTAACTGTTGTAGCATCTAAATGATACAAGTTTACACCACCATCATAAATAACGCACTCCATATAAGCGTTACCAAAAGTATAGTAGTCGTCAGCTAGTTTTTTAAATACATCTCTTAAAGATTCTTTATCTGCATTAACATCTTCAATAAATTCTCTTAAGGATTCATCTTCACAAACAAATTTAGCTCCACTTGTGAATACAGTTTTTTGAGCTAATACACTTCTATGTGTAGAAGATTTACGTTTTAATTCTGCTAAATACTGAGGAAATAGGTTATCATCACCAAAAGGAACCCAATCGTGATTAAGAGTTTTAAGGTCTTTTACTTCAGTAATACTTGGAGGTACAGTTAAGTCAAATACTCCAAATTCAAAAGTGTTAGTCTTTTGATTTTTTCTCTTTACTTGAGCTTTCTTTGGATTTTTTGCTAGTGCTTTTTTCATTTGATTTCTCTATTTTGTCTATACAATCTTTTATATTCAATTCTTCATAAGCATAAGCTAAATCAGCTTGGCTTAATTCTTTTCTAAAATCTACACTTTTTTTACCTACAAGTCTAACTCCCTTAACCAACTTGCTATTTACTTTATATTCTGCCATAGTTAAATATATATTTGTCAAAATTACACTTCTTTCTTTATTACAGTCGCACATAATCAAAAAGATATTAATAAGAAAGTGTTATTAACTAACACTCTCTTATAAATATATTGTTATTATGATGTTGTAGTTAATCCTAAACCATCAGAATCTATTGCTATAGTACCTGCATAGTTTCTAGGCGTTTCATACATCATACAACCTACAGTTACAGTTACTCCTATCTCATCAGAAAAAGCAGCTCCTGTTCCACCTTCAATAGACCTTAAAGTACAATACTGCTGAGTTCTTGAAGGCTTGTCTTGATTTTGTAAAGTGTTTGAAACTCCAATAACTTTATTACTTGCTTCACTAGCTGAAGGAGCTGTAGTGCCTGAAGTATTGTCATTGTTATCAATAACCATAACCATTAAGCAATCTCCACCTTCAAATGAATGAAGTTGTTTAAATTGTGCTGCAGTAAGTCCAGGTATAAACCAAGAAACTGCACAATCATAAGTAGTAAATTCTTTACCCTCATTTGTTGCTGAAATTGTTAAAGAAGAAGATTCTATTCTGCTTTCATATATTCCCCATTCTGCAGGTTCAGGTGTTCCTGGTGTTGCTGAATCTTGTTTTATAAATGTTATATCGTGTTCAGTATCATCAAACTCAACTGTGTCAGTATCAATCCATTTTCTAATTGCTATAAATCTTGTACCTCCTACTGCTTGTAAGTCTGAACAATTTATTGCCATTCCATCTGCTATTGCCATTTTATTTTATTTTTTATATTATTATTAATTAAGATGTAGTAGACGTGCTTGTTGCAGTAAATAAATTTATAGTTCCTGTATATAATCTTGGAGCTTCCCATTGCTTACAGCCCATAGTTACAGTCCAACCATTATCATCATTATAAGCAGCTCCTGAAGCACCCTCTGCTCCTGTCATACTAGCATAAGTTTGATTTCTAAGAGTTGCTTTTTCATTACTATACTTTTGGCTTACACCTAATACATAATTTTTACCATTGTTTCCAACTGCAATTACCATCATACAAGTATCCATAAGTGATTGCAAAGCCGCTGCTTTAGAGTCATCCATCTCAGGCATCATAAAACTTAAAGCACATTCATAAGAAGTAGAACCATTTTCTTTAGCTGCAGTAACAGTTAGAGATGGTAATTCATTCTTAAACTCATAATTAAACCAAGTAGCATCAGAACCACCATTAGTAATGCTAGATATAGAGTGAGAAGTAGCACTATTTACATAAGTAATTGCATCTCCTGTTGCCCAAGTCCTAATAAGAATATTTCTTATCCCACCTGA